AAACTGCTGCACTACCAACTGACTTTTTACAAATTAGAGATTTTTATATTTTAGCTGGTCAAACAAAAACTCCATTGGTTTATGCAACACCAGCATCAATGGACGCAACAAGTGGAACATCAACTTCTGGTAGACCAAGTTCATTTACAATTTTAGGAGATACAGTTAGATTTTCTCCAAAACCAGATGCAACTTACACAGCAGTAATGAATTATTTTAAAAAATTCCCAGCTTTGACTTCATCAGTTTCAACAAATTATATTCTAGGAAGTCACCCAGCAATTTATTTGTATGGTTCTTTATTTCATGCAGCAAACTTTTTAGGTGGTATCAATCCACAACAAGTCCAAACATGGCAACAAATGTATGCAACTGCTATGGAAAGATTAGAATTAAACGATAGAGAAGATGAATACAATGGAAGTCCTTTACAAGTTAGAACTGTAACATCAGTACCCTCTCCATTTGTTTCAATTTCATAACAACAGGAAAAAATAATGCAACTACCTTTTGGCGAATGGCTACCAGATCAACCAGATCATTTGAATCCTGGAGCAACTGTTGCTACAAATGTTTATCATGCACAATCAAGTTATAAACCAGTAAAAGGTTTAGTACCTTATAGTGGTACATCAAATGTTTTACAAAATGCTAAAGGTGCAAGAAGTTTTAGAAATAACGAAAACACAGTTTTTACTTTTGTAGGAACAGCAGATACAATTTATCAATTATCTTCTGGAGCATTTGTAGATAAAGGTGCTGGTGGATTATTTTTAAATACTGCTAAAGCATCATGCACAATTACAGTTTCAGATTATGCAAACATTGGAGCTGGAAAAACTATTACATTAAAAAAAAATGATGGCTCAACTGTTGTCTTTACATCAACAGTAGGCACAGCATCAGGAACTCAGTTTAAAGTAGAAACAAA